CACTGCATTTTGAGCGTGTTCTTGTCTTGTTTGCTTAGAAGTCGCTCGATGCTGTTTCTCTTGCTTAATTTTATAAAATCCGTTTTGCGTTCATGAGTTTACAATGAAAACACACAAACAAACAAATGAGCGAGACTGAATTTGCCAAGAATCACCTTCGAGAGCACCTAAGCGGCCTTCTCGTCCCCCCTGTTTCTGAAGGTTTCTGGAGCATATATGATTCATCAAAAAAGCTATGCGAAAGCAACGGTCAAATGGACCAAGTTCTTCGTACATTTCAAAATATGCTCACGCGAATCCCCGAATGGTCAGATGCTACGCTATCAACTGAAGTTGAGCGTATTGTAAAAGTTTCCAAATGTACATATTTAGATGACCTTCTTATGGGAGTGTTTATTTCGTACATGAAGTCATTTGCATCGCTTCACTATCGCGGTTCATCATCTCAGATCAAAATTGAGTTTGAGCGCCCTAATTTTGCCAAGTTTGTCCATGAGCTTTATAAGCATTCGGCTCGTAAGATTTGGCAGGTCGCTTATCTATTTAAGACGGTTGGTGTAGCGGCCGAGCAGCAGGCTCGTAATCGTCAGGATGTAGAGAAACTTATTGGAGACTGTATGGAACAAGTGATCCGTACGTTCCTTCCGTGGGAGCAGATCGCAAAGAATTACTTTGTAGATACGCCTGCCGAGATACCTTCACAGCCTCCTGCGGCGTCGAAGTCGGTCATGTTTGAAGATGTTCAGGATGATGATTCTTCAGACGAGGAAGAAGAGGAAGAAGACCGTCCTAAGATGAAAGTTTCTGATGAAGTCTTGTCAATTGAAATAGAAGAGCTTGATAAGCCCAAAGAAGAACCTAAAGTTGTAACTATCGAACCCGAAGTCGATCCTTTAAAAGAAATTGAATCAAAGGTTGGTGAGTCGCTCGTTCTAAATATGTAAGTTTTCACTGTAAACGAACACAAATGATGCTAGTTATAAGTTCACTTGCAGTTGCTCTAGTTGTTTTTATACTATACGCACTTGAACGTAAATCTAAAGATAAGCCAATTGACTGGATTGATGCGGGAAAGCTTACATTAGTTGGTGGTCTTCTAACGTCAGGTATTGTTTTTGCAACGACATCTGATGTAGTAAATACTGTAGCTGAAACGGTAACAAATGTTGAAATCCCTTCTGTTCAAGATATGTTTGTAGGTGTTCCTACTTTTTAATCAATGGTGAGAATATCGCCAAGTCCTACAGGACTTTCAACACCATAAATAGACTTTAAGTGCTCAATCTCCTTACGCGGAACAGCACTATCTCTCGAGTATCGTGCTATTGCTTTATATAAATGAAATCCGTGATAACGATCATGATGAGGATCTTTCTTTCCAAACATAATGGAAGATCCGTTATCCTGTTTTAGCCAGCGTATAAGAAAATTAAACAGTGTATTCATTTTGTAGTCATCGTGATCAGGACCTTCTGGAAAGAGATCCCAGAAGATTGATGTAGCAAGACGAACGAGATCAAATGAAGGATTCGGCTTTACACTGGCAAATTTATTATTATAAAAAGGTTCTGAGTTATACTGACCACCAGCTTCTTCGTTAACCGAAAAATGATCACTCATAAACGTCTTAGATTCTTTCATTCCAGCTAGACGGATTGAAGTTACACCACGCTCAAAATCAATGATCTTAATTAGGTAACCAAACGTAGGGACTTTATAATAAGAACCATTACAATTATAATATAAAAATTCTTGAGAAGTTGTAACGTACATCACATTATTTGAATGAAGATCATTGTGTGTCATTCCAAAATTTCGCTGAGCAAATGCAAGGGCAAACATAACTTGAGAAATCCATGCAAGATGTTTCTCAGTTTCCGTATTTTCAGTCATAAGCTTGTAGAGAGTTCCGTCGCATTTTTCCATGACAGTAGTTTGAACGGGGACATTTGCAAATGAAGCCCATGCAAAAGCTTCATCTGATTCGGTATCTTCGTTAACAGAACCATCTTCGTCATCATCACAATCGCACGAGGACACTTTAAATATGTAAGATGTTGAAACTGAAGATGAATCGCTCTCATCATCATCTTCTTCAGATCCTTCAAGTAACTGTTGTATCTCAGCTACTTCAGTGTCGCTAACATGATCAGCATCCAAATCCTCAACGCCTTCAAGCGTAGTAGCCTCGCCAAGATTTAAATGAGGACGCGATGTGCGTGTGTGTTGAAACTCAATAGCATCGCGAACATGATCAGCAAGTTTTAGATCAAATGTCTTACCGATATTTGCACTAAACCACGAGCGTTCACTTAGCTCCTCATAATCGTCAGAAATATCAATTGTGTGATTCTTTGAAAGTCCACTAAATACACCATACACTTTTGGAAAATGCTGGCACTTGGATTGTGATAGTATTGAAGATATTATACTTCCAACATAAGCAGCATTATGATGGGACTGTATCTTTGAAGATACTTCTGTTGATTGACCACTAGATGATGGAAGACCAATCGTTGAACCATATTCTCCCTGCATCCACTTGAAAGGACTTAAAATCATAGTCGTTTTGCAATGGACCGCTCGCTTTTCAAATTTTGATGTACGAATTGAATCCGAAGATAAAATTGAAGAAATTTCTTCATCAAATCGTATACCATAATCTCCTACTATTTCGAGATCATTCGTCTTAAATAGAACTTCAAGAGATGGAAAAAATGGCTGAATAGAATCAATATTCCAATGAGCTAGAGCACTTGATCGTATATTAGAAAGCGTCCACTTATGAAGAGAAAGAGGAATTGAGGAAGCCTTTAGTTCTGTCTGCTTTCGCTTCAGCATATTATTACTTCGTGTACAAACCAAAAGCAAAATCTTCACGCAGTATAGTTAATATGAACTTTAACATTAAAAAGTTCAATATCGAAATGCTTAAAGACCGATGTGAAATCGATTCTCGAAAATCTCCAATGATTGTTATTATTGGAAAAAAGGATACTGGTAAATCTTTCTTGGTTCGCGATATTCTCTACAATACACAGGATGCATTTCCAATCGGAACTGTTATTTCGGGAACTGAGGTCGCCAATGAGTTTTTTCAACACATGGTTCCTTCTAAATTCATTCATGATAAATACAAGCCTGAAATTGTAATGAATATGATCAAACGTCAGCTAACTGTAAAGACAGCTCGAAATCAAGATAAAGGACGTGGCGGTTCATCTTCAATCGATCCTCGCGCATTTCTAATTTTAGATGACTGTCTTTACGATGCTACATGGATTAAAGAAGAATCTACTCGTTACGTATTCATGAACGGTCGTCATATCGATTTAATGACAATTATTACCATGCAATATCCTCTTGGTATTACTCCCAACTTGCGTACAAACGTAGACTTTGTATTCATTCTACGTGAAAGTATAGTAAATAACCGCAGACGTATTTATGACAACTATGCAGGTATGTTTCCTACATTTGACATGTTTTGTCAATTTATGGACCAATGTACAGAAAATTTTGAAGGACTTGTAATCTGCAACGGAGTTCAGTCGAACCGCCTTGAAGATCAAGTATTTTGGTATAAAGCAAGTGATCACCCTCCATTTAAAATGTGCGATGATTCGTTATGGGCAGATAATAAACCGTTCTCTTCAACCATGTTGGCATCCGACGAGTATAACTCAGAAACAATGAAAACAAGCAAAAAGAATTCGGGCCCATGGGTACACGTTAAAAAAACTAGTTGATCTAAACAGTAACCTTCAGCGTAGTGAAGAATGCTGTTTTGATATCCAAACAAATAATACAAAATTTACAAATCGCGAATTGCTCCTTCCGTCGGGTGAACCGGGCGAGAAATTGCATCCGATAGCTCATCGGTTTCTACGAGACCAGCATCCTTCTTAGCATCAGCAAGGGCCTTCTTGCGGCGCTCATCGTTCTCCTTCTTCTGCTTCTCAATCTTTTGAGTCTTCTCCTCCTCGAAGAAAATTTCACGATTTACTTCGTTCTCTTTGTACTTGCGCATCATCTCATTGAGTTCCTGCTCGGCGTATTCAACTTCAGGCATGAGGTGCTCAGACGGATCCCACGGTAGCCAGCAACCAACCTTACCAACGTAGAGACTGTCCTTGGGGTAACGACGCTGTAGAACCTTAGCATACTGCTGGCACTCCTCAAGATTTGCAAACGTACGACGAACCTTAACACCACGAACATTGGTGCGGAATTCAACCTTCTCAGTAAACTCGGTCTCAAGATCCTTCTCGTGCTTTAGCAGGAAAACCTGGTACTGCTCATGAACATCTGTCTGTTTTACCTCGGCATTGTGAACCTTAGTAAACTCGGCCATGTCGTTAAATAGATCCTCAATTTTTAGAGAGTACTTCTTTGCGATAAAAGCCATAAGGTGCTCCATACCCTTCACTTTCCAATCATAGTCCATAAACTCGACAAACTTTTCGTTAAAGAATTCAGCCTTCTGCTTAATAACTTTCTCAGGACTGAGGAAAGAAATTACACAATAGCGCTGCGTCGGGATTTCAGGATCTTCGTCGAGATAATCGATCGTAGATCCGTCATCTTCCTTCTTAGGGAATGACTCGACTGGCATTTCTTTATATTAGACAACCAACTATGAAAATACTTTTTTAACGACGACGTCTACGACGACCACCTTCCTCACTCTTTACGAACGGATTGGGACCACGATCAGGGCGGGGACCCTGCTGGGGTCCACTGTTTCCGGGTAAAAATTGACGTTTTGCTTGATCAGGTACATTAGGAAGATTTGGCCTGACTCTGCGAGCTAATATATCAGAACATTGAAACTGAATAATGTAAAACATACGTACAATAAAATTAATTGTACCAATTCCGTAAATCCAGCCGTATGACGCAGCTTGATCTTTCTCGCTAGAAGCATCTGCAATTGAGACAATATAGACACCTAAGAAAATATCAGCACATAGTCCACCGATAATTAGAAATCCAGCTAAAAGATTAAAATAATCGGTGTGCTTTTCGAAACGCACTTGTAGAAGATAGTATAATAAATAAATAGTTACACATGCATTAAGAGCTGAAGATGATATTAAAAATCCTATATCTATATCACCGGTAGATGCATCTTCTCTGTATCTCTGATCTCCACGTGCCGTACCGTATATCTGCATAATATATGCTCCTATTGCCGCTAGAACGACGAATACAGTAAGTCCTGTCTGTACGACACTCATTTGTTATTAGCGCGAACTTTTATATTTGGAACACATTTGCCAATTCCGACCGTCTGTTGCATCATAATTGGAGCTTTACATCCGGTACATGGGCATTTTTTATGTTCATGTCCCAGAATATGTCCGACCTCATGCGATACCATATATTGTCTATAATTTTCAACACCTTGGCCACTTTTTATTGATCCTCGAAACCAACGATCTGCGTTTAAATACATATTGCGACCTCCAAGTTCAGCACATGATAAGTTTCCAGGTAATCCACATAATTTTGTAACTGTTCGTGGTGATGAAAGACGAATTAGAATATCTTGACCTTCATTCACGGGTTCAAAAAAATATCCATCTTTAGCCCAACCGTCAGGATCATTCAAATACGCTGTAATGGCAAGAGATATTTGATCGGAATTACGAATAAAATACTTTTTACTCACATCCTCGTCTATAATTACGCGAAATGTTTTTCGCATATCTACTCTAAACGAATATTTTCTCTCGTAAACTCTATAAAATGCCTGAACAGAAACAAGCTCAGGGAATGGGTATTGATTTTGGCGATCTTGTGAGTCGTGCGGTAAAGTATCTTCTAGAGGGTCTTGCGGTTGCTATTGCCGCCTTCATGTTACCCGGTAAAGTTATGAAGCTTTCTGAAATTGGCATGATTGCGCTCGTAGCAGTAGCCACGTTTGCTATTCTTGATGTATATGCACCTAGCGTAGGTGCGTCTGCTCGTACTGGTTCGGGTTTTGGAATTGGTGCTCATCTAGTTGGATTCCCTTAAGCATTTTCTATAAGTATCCTTAATAATTAAATAATGCTCAAACAAAAAATACCAAAGGCATTGAGAGAACAAGTTTGGATTGTCCATGCCGGAAAAGTATTTGATCGTAAATGTCTGACCGATTGGTGTAACAATACTATGACTGTATTTGATTTTCAATGTGGTCATAATGTTCCGGAATCAAAGAAAGGTAAGACTGATATTTCAAATTTAGTACCAATATGTTCACGTTGTAATTTATCAATGGGAAGTCAGTTCACTTTCACAGAATGGTGTAAGCAAAGTAAGGCACAACCTACCGAAAAGCCGACAGTATGGACAAAGATGATATCCAAATTGTTCGGTACAAAGGCAGCTGGTACAAAGTCAACGCGAAACCCTACGAACCAACTTACCAAACATTCAAAGTTGCGTGGGATCTTATCAGAAACCCCGAAATTAGCTCCGAAGAAGCGTACAGAAACTACTTCGAAAAAAGCAGAAAAGAAATAAAAGTATTATATCCGTCATTTCGTAAGGATGTTGAGTGAGATATTAATTGCACTTGCTTTAGCATTGTTAGTCGTTGGCATTTATTCGGCGATTAGAGGTTATCCTCCCGGTGTATCGACGTATCAAATGCCACCGCTTACTCAAAACGGAATAGATCCTGGTCAAGCCAAGTTTATGTTTTTCTATACTCCTTGGTGTCCTCACTGCAAGACAGCTCAACCTGTTTGGGCTTCTTTAAAAGAAACACTGAAAAATACACCTTCTACATTCGGAGGCCATACTGTAATATTTGAAGAAATCAATTGCGATTCTGACAAGGGAAAGAGTGCTCTTTATAAAATAGAAGGATATCCCACATTCAAACTAGAAACTGACAGTAAGCTGTATGACTTTAAAGGTAGACCTTCAGTTGCCGGTCTTGAAAACTTTTTAACACAGGTTCTTGGTCAGAAGAAAGCGACGTAATTTAGATGACGCATATTTAAAAATATCGATTATATCCATCTTTTCCAGATCAGATGATGATGTTAACATCGGATACATCAATGGTAATGTACATGGGTTATTTTTATGAAGACCACTTTGACGTGTGGCAATGGATATTAAATCGTATGCAAAATCAAAAGGCGAAACAGAATCAATTGTTTCGGCTGTAATTACGATTGTTCGCCGACGGGGCAATGTTAGTATAATTGTATCATCTGAAATAGGAACTATAACGCCGATATTTGGAGTAAAAAGATCTCCATCTACATATACTTGATTATACAAAACTTGCGGCTTAAATACTCCTGGTATACAGCATGAGCATTTAATAGCTTCTAACAGAGGAACATCTTTTGAAAAAATAGTTGGTTTTCCTTTAGTAACGTTTGATGCGATAATAAATAAGGGCATATTTGCATCTCCAATAACTTTTTTGCGAATATCTAATCCTGCTTCGTCAAATACAGAACATACTGTTTTTTCAAATTGATTCATAGAAAATAAACCCTTTTTCGATAGACACGATGTAATATCATATAACCCAATAGATGGAGTAAAATTCTTTGTAGATAAATGTTTTTTTGTTAAGTCTGAAAGTTTATCAATAGGAAGACCAAATGCAACATATGTTCCAATGATTGACCCAATAGATGCACCGTATACTCCATTTGGAAATTCTAGTTTTTGATATTTTGCTAATTCTTGAAGAGCCCCAACATGTAAGATTCCCTTAATTCCTCCACCACCAAGACCGAGGCGAGTAAAATGCTTCTGCATTTTTATATAAGTAAGAGTAGAATGCTACGAGCAAATGACGTACTGCAAGAACAACAGCAGCGACGCGATAATCGAATGGCCGCCATGATTCCAGTAATTGCACAAATTCAAGCAAAAATACGTCAACAAGCTATTCATAATTCAAATGCTCCTTACATCTTGTACGATGTTCCTACCTACGTTTTTGGTTACCCTCTTTTTTCTTTAAAAGAAGCACTTGAATATTTAGTGGGTGAATTCTCGCGAGCTGGTTATTGGATATGGGTTGTTGACGCAAAGTACCTCTTCATTTCATGGGTAAAAGCTGTAAAGTCTCGTGATGGAAAGCCAATTTTAACGACAAACTATCGTCCCCAAGTATATGACCCTGCATCGATCGCATTTCTTCCCGATGAAAGATAATGGCAGTCAGTGGTAAAAGTATATATAGCCATAAAAAACTTGGTTGGTCAAACACATTAGCATTAAGCGCTAATATTGCGGTATTGGCTATTTTCTATACATTTCTAGGAGGATTTATATCATTTATCTTTTATTACATCTTTGATGAATATGGCCCAGAAGATGAACCTCCTCGCAATAAAGAATGGGAAAATGTACCAACATGGTTTCAAATTTTTGATGTATGTGTGGAAGTAGTTATTATTGCTTTAATATCATTTTGGGTTACATTTCTTATTAATACAAGTGCACCGGTATTTCCAGTTAGACCCGATTTGAGCAGTTATGTAGATACTTACACAACTGGTATGTTTTTTATGTACACTGTTTTCTTATTTACAACAGACTTAACACATAAGCTAATATTTTTATATAACAAACTACTTGGAAAGCATTTTGATTCTATATTTCCTCAATATGGTTCAATACTAGATTTATCATTATCTTACACTCCTTCGCGTAAAACGAATGAGAGTAAAACTGTAGCATAGAAACACCAATGGACTGTAATCACTCTCTTGTTGTTGACGAAGGTCAGCATGTGTGTCAAAATTGTGGAACTGTATTCGAACAACTAATTGACGAAGGAGCTGAATGGAGAAATTATGAAGATAGTAAAGGCGAAGATCAGTGTCGTACAGGTTTTACAACCTCTGAACTTTTGCCAGAGTCTTCTTATGGATCCATCGTATCATATAAAGGAATTTCATCTTCAAATGTATCTATGAAAGCAGTACAACGACTTTCTTCGTGGTCTTTGTCGTCTAATAGTGAACGGTCTTGGATGGGAATCTTTGACACAATTCAACTATGTGGAAATAAAGTAGGACTTCCCAAATCAATTCTGTTTGATGCATGTGCTCTTTATAAGGGACTTGAAGAAGCTCAGAAGGTACGAGGTGAAACACGTCGTGCTTTGATGGGTGCCGCTCTATTTGTATCGTGTCGTAATCATCAAGCTTCAAGAAGTCATGAAGAAATTGCTGCACTCTTTAATGTAAATATTCGTAGTCTCTGCAAAGCAATTACTCGTTTTGTTCAAACCGAAAATACTGTTCTTGATACTCAAATTGGTATTGCTGAACGACTATGTAGTGCTCTTCATCTGAACGATAAACAACGTGAATCTATTATGGATATGTTGTATACAATTTCAACTAAATCGGAAGATGAATTTGAGAATACACCAAAAACAATTGTTGCTGGTGTAGTTGCTCATGTTATGGGGTTGAAGACAAAAACAGCAGTAAAACCTGTTGCTGACGCCTCGGGTGTTTCATCCTTATCAATTCACAAACTTGTTCAAAAACTTATGTAGCGGGAGAGTTGTTAGCGTAACATACTTCGCCCGTTGTTGGGTTGTAATACATTGCGTAAAAACTAGATCCTAAGCTTGATAGAGCAGCTCCCCGAATGGGCTTTATTACACAAGTGTTTACGGTGGTATTGTTTAGAGTTGCACCTGTTCCATTAATTATGATAGAATTGGATGCTTGACTGCTCTCACCGGCAAAAGATCCAAGAGCAACTGCATTGGAGCTCTGACCACTTTGTCCGGCTTTATATCCAACCGCTACTGCATGTTGGTTTTGATTTATCTGTCCACTACTAGCTCCAACAGCGACACAAAATTGATTCTGGCTGGTGGTTCCAGCAGTCTCTCCAATAGCGACTGAACTAAGACCCTGACCGGTTTGTCCGGCACCAATTCCAAGAGCGATTCCATTTTGGGTTTGATTGCTCTCTCCGGCTTGATAACCAATAGCGATTCCATAGGGACCCTGATTGACAGAACCGGCTGTATAACCAACAGCGATTGTACCAATACCTTGATTGCTATATCCGGCGTAATAACCAACAGCGGTTCCACCTGAGCCCTGGAGATTATATCCAGCTCTACGTCCAACCGCTATTGCGTTTGTCGCCTGACTGGTTTGTCCGGCATTAGTTCCAACCGCTACTGAATAGTTAGATTGATTACTTTGTCCAGCATTTAATCCAATCGCGACTCCTTCAATACCCTGGGTAAGTTGTCCAGCAGCATTTCCAATAGCAACTGCATTGGAGCCCTGAGTGGTTTGTCCACTTTGATTACCAACTGCTACTGAAGCGGAGCTCTGATTGCTATTTCCGGCATAATTTCCAACTGCTACTGCAGTGGCGGTCTGAGTGGTTTGTCCAGCATAATTTCCAACAGCTACTGAACCGGAGCCCTGATTGGTGTATCCGGCAGTATTTCCAACTGCTACTGAATTGGATCCCTGACCGCTTAGTCCGGCACCAATTCCAAGAGCGATTGCATTTTGGGTTTGATTGCTCTGTCCGGCTTGATAACCAATAGCGATTCCATAGAGACCCTGATTGACAGAACCGGATCTATAACCAACAGCGACTGTACCAATACCTTGACTACCAGATCCAGCACTAACTCCAACTGCTACTGCATTAGATCCCTGACTAGTTTGTCCGGCAAAAGTTCCAATAGCTATTGCACTCACACCCTGACTGGTGTTTCCAGCACTAATTCCAACTGCTACTGCACTATCACCCTGAGTGGTTCGTCCTGCACTTGATCCAACTGCTACTGCTGCGCCTCCCTGATAATTAGATCCGGCATAATAACCAACTGCTACTGTATTGGATCCCTGACTACTTTCTCCAGCACCAATTCCAACTGCTACTGAATTGGTTCCCTGACTAATTTGTCCAGCACTAACTCCAACTGCTACTGAATTGGATCCCTGACTGCCTTGTCCGGCCGAATTACCAACTGCTACTGCACTCGTACCCTGAGTTGTGGTTCCAGCACTAACTCCAACTGCTACTGCATTGGATCCCTGAGTTGTGGTTCCAGCACTAACCCCAACTGCCACTGCACTCACACCCTGATTGCTAGATCCCGCCAAATAACCAACTGCTACTGAATTAGAATTCTGATTACTTTGTCCGGCCGAATAACCAACTGCTACCGTATTAGCTTTCTGATTGCTATATCCGGCGTAATAACCAACAGCGGTTCCACCTGAGCCCTGGAGATTATATCCAGCACTATATCCAACCGCTACTGCATTTTGCCCTTGATAGGCATATCCGGCATAATAACCAACTGCTACTGAACTCGTACCCTGGCTGGTGGTTCCGGCAGCTCCTCCAACAGCTACTGTATTGGAGCTCTGGTTGGTTTGTCCGGCAAAAGTTCCAATAGCTATTGCAGCGGTTCCTTGACTAGTTTGTCCGGCAACATTGCCAATTGCTATCGCAGTGGTGCCCTGATTGGTGTTTCCGGCATAAGATCCAACTGCTACTGCATAACTATTCTGATTGCTATTTCCAGCAGCATTTCCAATCGCGATTCCGTCAAAACTCTGATCAATTTGTCCGGCAATATTTCCAATCGCGATTCCACCAGTGCTCTGATTGGTTACTCCGGCATTACTACCAATACCCACCGTTGTTGCCCCTCCTGAACCATTGGTAGCTGCTGCTGGACCAGAAGCTCCTGTAGCTCCTACAGGACCTGTTACACCGCTAGCACCTGTAGGACCCGTTACACCCGAAGCTCCTCTTACTCCTGAAGCTCCTGTAGGACCCGTTACACCGCTAGCGCCTGTAGGTCCTGTTACACCTGTAACTCCCGAAGCTCCAGTAGGTCCTGTTACACCGCTTGCGCCTGTAGGACCCGTAACTCCTGAGGCTCCAGTAGGTCCTGTAACTCCTGAGGCTCCAGTAGGTCCTGTAACTCCTGTAACTCCCGAAGCTCCAGTAGGACCTGTTACACCGCTTGCACCTGTAGGACCTGTTACACCGCTTGCTCCAGTAGGACCTTCAACTCCCGAAGCTCCAGTAGGACCTGTTACACCGCTTGCACCTGTAGGACCTGTTACACCGCTTGCTCCAGTAGGACCTTCAACTCCTGAAGCTCCAGTAGGACCTGTTACACCGCTTGCTCCAGTAGGACCTTCAACTCCTGAAGCACCTGTAGGACCCGTTACACCTGTTACACCCGAAGCTCCAGTAGGACCTGTTACACCGCTTGCGCCCGTAGGACCTGTTACACCTGTTACTCCTGAAGCTCCAGTAGGACCTGTAACTCCACTTGCGCCTGTAGGACCTGTTACACCTGTTACACCGCTTGCGCCTGTAGGACCTGCTCCTGCAACTCCAGTAGGTCCCGTTACTCCTATGAAAGGCTCCCCATTAAGTGTGATTTGACCAGTTGTATTAATATTGCCATTTACTGTTAGACTCGTAGACGTAATGCCACGGACCGATAAATTTCCTGTTGATGTGATATTGCGAACTGCTAAATTTCCTGTTGAATTAATGTTACCAACTGCCAAACTACCCTGTAAAGTATGGTTACCTCCTACCCCTACAGTTTTTACACTTCCTGTAAGATAAATATCGTCAACATTGATAATATCTGTTTTTACAGTGTACCCGTCACCTTCTTCATCTGTAACAATTTTTGGCGATATTACACGCTGTAAAATATTTTGCACACTACTTCCGGAAAATGGATCATTTCCAGGTCCCGTGCTCATTTGTTAATATGGAGCTAAAAGCGTTTAATTCCTTTTCTCGTACTAACAGCATGGAGCCTCTTTTCGACCCCTCTTCAGTAACTTTGGGCGGACGTTATACTTTGTTCCCAATTTCTCCCTCTGAACAGGATTTGTATAAAATGTACAAAAAGGCGGTTGCAACTTTCTGGACAGTTGAGGAAATTGATTTCAATAAAGATAAGGAAGATTGGGAAAAACTAACTGAGAACGAGCAATACTTTATTAAGCACATTTTGGCATTCTTTGCAGGTTCTGATGGGGTTGTTCAGGAAAATTTGGCCACACGATTTCAAAAAGAAGTCCAGTCTCCAGTTGCTCGTCTCTTCTACGGTCTCCAAAATGCAATGGAAGGTATTCACTCGGAGACATATTCACTCCTAATTGATCAGTATGTGAAAGATAAGGATGAACAGATTAAGTACTTCCGTGCAATTGATGAAATTCCCGCTATTCGCAAAAAGGCTCAGTGGGCTATTAGTTGGATCGAATCCCCTACTGACTATGCGACTCGTGTCGTGGGATTTGCTTGTGTAGAGGGTATCTTCTTTAGTGGATCATTTTGTGCAATTTACTGGCTAAAGAAGCGAGGGCTTCTTCCTGGTTTGACATTTTCAAACGAGCTTATCTCTCGCGACGAAGGTCTCCATACTGAATTTGCAGTAGCAATGTATCATAAACTACAGCATAAACTAGATGTGAGTGAAATTATTACAATCGTAACAAGTGCAGTGGCATGTGAGACTGAGTTTATTTGTCAGGCACTTCCTTGCTCTTTGATTGGCATGAATGCACGCGATATGTCACAATATATTCAATTTGTAGCAGACCGCTTAGTAGTTCAACTTGGTTATCCTAAGATTTACAGAACAGCTAATCCGTTTGATTTTATGGATTTGATCTCACTTGAAGGTAAGACAAACTTCTTCGAGAAGAAGGTTTCAGAGTATTCTAAGCCAGGTGTTGGTATGAGTGCACATGACATGGAAATTAGATGCGATGAAGAGTTTTAGCGTATATAGTTGGGACGGTAATTATTAAATTGAGTTGAAATAGGACCAACTTTTGCCCGAAGAACCGGTAGAGTATAGGGAGATACAATTTTATTACTAAAAGACGGTAAAAAATCGGTCACGCCAGCTGTAGTAGGAACATACTGGTATAAGTGAGTAATAACTTTTTGATTATTTGTTCTCGCCTGAGCGGAGATGCTGCGTAACTTATTCTGACGTGTGAATGCAGATGCGTCCGGCGTGGGCATTCTTTACGTTTAAACAAAGAAGGTTTCTTCACTACAATTCATAAATGGACTTTCTTAGTGCAGCTGTCGTAGTTCTCGCATCTATGATATTTGTCCTCTCAGGTATGATGGGCTATCTCTTCTGGCAACAAAATCGTCTACTTCAGCACGTACAGGGTCTTGCTGTGGCTGTTTCAACTGTTCTAACACCTCCTGTTGTAGAAGATACTCCTCCTGAAGTTCCCGTTCAAGAAGAGCCTGTGAAGGAGGAAGACGACCGTGTGTCTGTGGATGAAGATGACGTCGAAGTTGTTGAAGGTCCTCCCGTTACGGCCACGATCCCTGAGAAGACAGATGTAGATGATCTACAAGATAAGACTGTAAAACAGCTACAAGAACTTCTAACGCAAAAGGGTATCCCCTACGGCAAGCGTGACGCCAAAACAGTTCTCCTTCAGCTACTAAAAGCTACTGTCTAAGAATAATGAAGATCCAAAATAAGTATTTGGACACATTAGCCGGTACTAACAAATCAATTTTATGTTTTGATTGTGAATTCTGGAGAGTATATGGTAACGCTGGCTACCACGCGATCCCCGGAACAAACGAATTTTTTATGCCTCGCGAAGTAGGTGGATTTTTATTAACAAAAAATAGTGATGAAAGCTGGGAATATCATAAGCACTTTTTTGTTACACTCTCTCCTCCAAATTTAGATATATCTTTTATATCATCTCAGTTTGCAACGGTAAGTGCAAAAACTGCAGAAGAACTCGACATTATTCAAGCTACGTTAGTTATGCCATGGTCTGCTGCTTATAAAAATTCATTACCCGAAGAACAACACGAAATACTTGAAGAAGGTATTAATGCATACTTAAATGATCCTAATATCAAGAAAAATCATAAAACAAAAGCTTGGTATAAAACATTTTTAGAATTATATTCCAATTCGCTTATTATAGTAAAGGGCAAAAGTGATATTCAGGCACTTGAGAACGCTTGTACTTACTACAAGATACCGTACAAACAACCACTCGATGTATATGATATTGCGGATTGGAATAAACAAAGTCATTCTAAATGCGGAACGGCTAGATTAGAAGGAACGTATAACTGTATCTTAAATGAAATACCGGACGAAACAGGAAAAAAACGTCATCTACGTGAAATTCTACCTTTAGGTGAAGCTCACGACCCTTCTTCGGATGCTGCTATGACACTATTAGTTGCGCTGTATATTGTTGGAACCAAGCGAATGTGATATTGAGATGTAATTTGAGTTCCTTTCTTTCGAAATGCAAGCTTTTTCCAACTTTCGTGAAGAGGAGAAGATTTAAAGTTTAACATGTGAATCGTTCGATTTTTCATGTTAACCACAACATTAATATCTCCTTCGAACTCTTCATATAGTTCACTTGATAATTCAAAATCAAAGACTCGTTCTTCATCTTTTGTCAACTCTGCAACCAGTCGGTTAGCTTTACCATCAATATCTATAAAGTAACTATTACTCCTAAGAACCTCAAACTTGTAGATTTCTGTGATACGTTCCATCTTTTAACACTAACCAACAATGTAAAAAAATGATTCGTTTTTACCAAATCGCGCTAGATACTACATTTCCATCTTTATCATAAACAGTCTTGTCAACCATACTAAGAACTACAGTCCATCCATCTGTTAGCTTTCGAGAACAGGGGAAAACCCAGAAATCAAGAAAGCGAGTAAGATCGTCATTGTTATCTGCATCAAAATCTACAGAACCAAATCGTTTCTCAATTGAAACGTTAGTAATGATAGTCATTCCGTCAAATCCGCCAGTTTGAAGCTCATAATCTAGAGCAGTCTTTAGAAACTGTGCGGTTGATTTGTCTACACTTCTCAAATCTACAAAGACGCCATTCTTGTAAAATACGGCATCAAGCGTAGCAGAAGTTGCATTGAAGAGACCCATTTTGTTGAAATTTACTGAATAAAAAACTACAAATCCGTTTTTATTAATAAAGTAAACCATCGAGATCTGAAACAGCTCTTTCAGCTGTCTCTTCGATATCATCTGGAATTTCCTGGTTTTTGCCACCATACTTTACATTAGAATGTACTAGTTTACCGGTCACATG